TCTAAGAGTACTAGAGCCTAAATCAAAAGCATTGTTTGAAGCTGGTAAAAGTGTATTTAATCCTGTCAAATTAGTTCCACCTATCGCAGTTCCTATAGATGCAGTAGTTATTAAAGTTCCTGTTTCATCAGGTAAAGTTATCGTTCGATTTGAAGCAACAGTTGAAGGTGCTTTTATTCCTACATAATTACTCGTATCTGCATCTCCGAATCTTATTTCATTTTGAGTATTTAAAGTTATACCATTTGCATCAAAAGTCATTTGTTCTGTGCCTCCAGAACTAAAACCCATAATATTTGCAGATTTTCTGAATAGACCTAAATCTGTATCTGTATCGAAACTTAATGCAGGAGTAGAAGCACTTGAAGAATCATCTATCAGCAACGGACCTGTCATTGTACCGCCAGTTTTTGATAGCAAACCTAAATTAGCTTGATCTATATTGCCTATCTCTGTGAAACCACCATTACTTGAGTTTCTTATTTTTAAAATTTTTGAAGTGGTATTAAGAAAAGTCATGCCAGCAACGCATTGACTTGTATTTAAGTCACTTGATTCAGCACTCTGTCCTTGTAATGCTTTTAGTGCAGCTTGAATATCAAGCCTAACTGTTTGACCATTAGCATTTTCAATATCAAAATTAGCAACCGAAAGCGACATAATGAATTAGGGTTTGTCCTATATTACCCTCCTTTGCCGAAACCAACAGCACTATAGGTAAAGTTCCTATCAATACTAGCATTACTTGAGTTTTTAAAGTGAACTGTAAAACCAGTTCCAGATATACTGCTAAGTTCAAAGAAATCACCTGTAGCCATATTTTGAGGAGAAATATTAACAGAGGGTAAGAAACTATTAAGATTACCAAGTGCAGACGTTCCAACAAAAAATGGTGCTGTAAATGTTACTGCTTTTGCTCCTGCTCCAGATGCTATGACAGATGACTGTTCAGTCCTAGAAGGCATAGTAGCTGTGTAACCCGCTTGTTGTAAGTTCATATTCTGTGCGACATCATTTGTTTCTAAGGTTATTCTGAATTGAAAACCTCTACCCTTAAACACACCATTACTAAAATCATTGAAAGATGTGTATGTAGGTGATCCACTTGGATTATCTGTTGTGGTTCGGACTGCTATTTTTGCATTGGCATCATTAGCAATAGTTCCATCAAAATCTGTCCAAGTGTCAATATTTTGAGTTCTATTATCAAACTGATCTCCTGTATAAAAACCAACGCCTTGAAAATGCCTTTTTAAAGTAAGTGAAAATGTACCACCTAAATCAAGAGTATCTACAAAATCATAAGTACCACTAGCATTTGCTGTTGGATCTGTAAGTTTTAGTCCACCAAGAGATGAATCAAAAGTGAGATTTGATTTTGTTCCGTTAAATGGTGTCCCATCCGTATCTTCTCTATCAGTTTTTACAGTAATAGAATCTAAAATATCAACAACAGATAAAGCTACACTAGCTGCATTAGCACTAAAATTACCGCTATCATCTTGAAACTTAAGAAGGTAAGTTCCTGCTAAAGCAGGAGCTATAACCTCTGTGGCGTTACCAGCTACAGCTTCAATAACATCTTGAGCAGATTGAAACGTAGCAGAACCTCCACTTTGATTTGAGTGCCTTACATAAACCCGACCACCATGTAAAACGTCTATAGCAGTTGCCTGTGTAAATCTCAATCTTACAAACTGTTCGTTAATTGGTTCAATAGTCAAACCAGAAACAGTTTCGGGTAATCCTGATTTACCTTCAGCAGTAAATGAAGTCTCAGTAAAATTTGTAGATATTTCTAATGCTGCATTATATGAAAATACTTGAAAAGTATATTTTGTTTTTACAGTATCTAATAATTCAAAATCACTACTAAATACAACTTGAGAAATATAATTGCCATCTTCTTGTTTGTAATTAACTAAATATTGGGTTACACCTTTAACTGGTTCCCAATCAACAATTAACTTACTTCTTGCAATACTATTTATAACGACTGTTTTCTCTGTAACAGTTAAGTTACTAGGTGGAGATACAGGAGCATTTAATATAGATATTGTTCTTGTAGGTAAAGGAGTTTCGTCATCAATAAACGCATATTTGCCTTCTTTATAAGATAAAGCTGTAATTACATAATTAACATCATCTTGCTCTTCCACTTGAACTACTCTAAATAATTGAGTTGCTAAACTGGTGCTTGAAATTAAATATGGCGAATTTGTGCTAGGTGCAGAAGTAAAAGCAGAATCTACAGTTAAAACTGCACCTGATATTCCTGTTATAGTTTTAGTTTCAACTGTTCCGTCAGATAAAATTACACTTAATTTTGGTGAATCATCTAAAGCTGGTAAGTTTGTTTGAGCTTCAGCATCTATATTAATAGTTGTGGTTGTAGCTGATACAACTCGACCTCCCCTTCTTGAACCAGCCCTTACTGGATCGTTTACTTCAATAACAGAACCAGGTCTAACAACAATTCCAGAATCTATAGAGGTAGTAAAAGTAACAGTTTCAGATTCATTTTGTTCAGCGAAAAGTATTGCACGACCCAATCTTGCAGCTTGATTACGAGAAGTACAGGCAAAGGCTTTTATTTTTTTTACAATTGATCCAAATTTTGTTATTGCTGCTGCATCTTCTACTACTTCAAAATCTACTTCTTTAGAATCCATATTGAAATAACTTACAGAGATAACACTATGCCTAGTTTTTAAACTACTTCCCGAATAAGTAAAACCAGCCTCTCCTACATTGGCTAAATTAAATAAATAACTTGCTGATGTTTCTTTATCTTGAGCTAAAGTTATACCTCCAGCAGACCAAATTGGCATACATCTCATAGCACCAGCCAAATCATTTATTGCTGCAAATGCTTCTTTAGGACTTTGAATGTTTACATTGCAACTAAATCTAGCTTCTTTATTACCAGAGCCAGTTCCGTCATCTACTTCTTCATTTGCATATTTACTGGCAGCAACAAAGCTAAATAAATCTATATTGCTATCAACTATATGATTACCTAATCCATACCTAGTGTTTGTAAGAAGATCAAGTAAGCACATCGCAGGGCAATTTGTATAAACAGCAGCACCCATAACTCCGTTAAAAATATAGCCACTTGGATAAATTATTCTGCCCGTTGCATTATCAATACTTGGAGTACCAGAACTATTAGCTCCTGCTCCTGGTATCCTTACTTTTATTCCTCTAATACGATATTTCCTTGAAGGAATACGACTAAACTGTTTACTATCAAAACGAAGAGCATTATAAGCACTATTGGCATAAGTTGAATTATTATCTATAACTTCTTGAAAACTTGTAAATTGAAAACTATTAATTGTACTAGATTCTGAGCTATCTACTGTTACACGAATAACTCTTATGTCTAC